GCATTAGATGCACCTTCTCCTGCTCCACGCAGTAGCGCTTCTAGGTTACCGTGCTTAACGAAGTCCTTGATGTGACTTGGCACTTTTTCCAATATGTCAGCATTAGCCACGTCGTCAATCTTAGCCTTCATAAAAGCCTCTGCCATAATAATACGGCGTTGAGTTAATTTTTGTTGTGGTGTCATATTGCGATAAGCAGTTATATCTTCTTTTTTAAGAATACCCTTTTTAACAAGGTCATCAATAGCACCTGATTGACCCTCTACTGCAGCAAGACGAGTCTTAAAATACTCTTGATCATTGCGGCGAATAACTCTATTGAACATACCTAGATCTTGTCCAGATCCTAAGCGAACCTTAGTTGCAGTACGACGTGCTTGTGCGGTTCTAAGAATAGACTGACCATTAAGAATACCCATTGTGTAATCTTCGATAGCATTACGTAATGGAAAACGAGGACCAGCAATAGTTCCAAATGTCCAAGCATCAATTACGCCATCCGCAGCAGCACTATATTGAAAACCTAATTTGCGACCAAGCCAAGATTCACGTCCTGCAAAGCGCTGCATATCACGTAGACCAATAACACGAGATAGGTTAGATGTCTGTGAAGGATATAATGCACTATCTATGCCGTTAACTACTGAAGGAACAGCACCATCTGCACTACGTGCAGAATATGCAACACCTGCATAAGCATCATCTGACATAGCCTTGAGTAACTTACGCCCGCCAACAGTCTTATCTAGCCCGATAAGGTTTCCAACCGTTAGTTGGATTCCCTTCATCATTGCCTTGCGTTGACCAAGATCTGCTGATGAATAGATTTCAGTAAATGCTTTAGCGTGGTATGAACCAAGCGCCATACGTGAATAACGAAAGAAATCCTGTGTTGCTGTCTTTGATGTATGGTCAAATGCTTCATCATCTATCAGGGAAGCAATAGGTGTGAACTTTGCCTTAATACGATCAATACGGTTAGCAAAGTACTCTGGAGTAAATCGCTTAATGTTCTGGCGGCCTTCAACAATCTTGCCAACAAAGTTAGCACTTGCCTCTACTGGAGATAGTGTTTCGCTACCTACGATAGCCTGAAGCAGTGATGCATCATCGGTTAATTCCATTGTTTCGATAAGTGCACGTGAATCTTTGTCTAAATCAAATACACGTCGCCCTGTTGTTAAAGCAAGAACTCTTGCCTTACGTGCAGGTGTCATACGCGGTGCTAACTTAATGCGAGCACCTGCTTGACCGTAGAGCATAGGCTCAATCTTTGAGGCATCTGATAGGAAAGCCTTAGCAGTATCTAGATCCCACTTGCCACCAAACTCTTTTTCACCAAATGACTTGAAAGATACGATGAAGTCATCGCCTAGTTCTGGTGCTAGATCATTAAGCGCTGTACGTGCCTGTGCAATCTCATCAACATTGCGTGATTCTTTTGCTGCAACATACTTAGTAAAACGATCTGTGTAATCTGTCCACAAGTTCTGTACATTCTTAGTACCAAAGATATCTGTAGTATCAAAGTACTTAGATACCTTCTCAGCACTGCCAAGTTTTGCAGTTGCTGCATACTTGCCAGTAACTTTAAGAGCCTGTGACCCACCAAGATAAATCTTACGTGCCTTGCCCAGTGCAAGAGTTGGATCCATAAACAAACGATAGGTAGCATCTGTTGCACCTGATATCCAGGAGTAAAGCATCCCGTCACCTTCAAGGTCACGAGGTAAGAATAGGTTTGCTAGTTGACGACCTGGAGAATACTTAGCAGCGTTTACTTCTGCGACTGCATCACGCAATAGCGGATCCATAATGTCGCCAGTTTCGCTTTGCTGTGCTTCTGCTGCAATGCGCTTTTCTTCTTCGTTCTGCGCTTCTGCACAGATAATCTCTGGAGCAACACCTGCAGCGATACGCTTTGCTACATTTACTCGTGCAGAACCGTAACGAGATACCGCTGTGTTGATACGGTCTTGAATAAAGACGTTCTCACCATCACGGCCTGCTTTGCCCCAAGCATCACCAAAGTTGATGTTCTCATTTGCAGCGATAGCACCAGTACGGTAGACACGTGTCATCGTATCGGATGCATAATCGAGTGCATCGAACAAAGTCTTTGCTGCTACCTTGAAAGGTGTAAATGCGTAGTGAGCACCAGTTTCTAGCCAAGAACGATTAGGCTCATCATCATCTGGCTTGTTAGTACCAGTCAATGCTACGAGAGACTGCTTCTTGTTATTAGGAAGTTTGTTAAACTCATCGTAGGCATACTGCTTAGGCAGATCAGATAGACGTTGATGTGTAGACAATGCTGAAGCAAGGCCATCAATCTGACGTGTCTGAGACGGATTTAATCCTGCACGAAATGCTGCTTGTGCAAGGTTGGAGTTCTTTGGCGTTTCTGCCATTACAGACCTCTAGATACGGCTTGCTGGTAAAGGATTGCTATTTCACCATCTGTATCGTATGGAAGCATTTGAGATAAAATGTCAGATAGTTTTTCTGACTGTCCGTTGTAGCCCATTACCTCTGGTCCTGGACCTGGGCCTACTGCTACACCTGATGTGATTGGTTCATCTGGACGTGAAGTTGGTGCAAATAATTCTGTGATAGGTGGTTGCGGTGCAGCCTGTGCTGCAGCCTGAACTTGACCTGTAGGTAACCCGCGAACATCTGGTGTTCTAGCGGTAGGTGCTCCTGCTATTTGTTCTGCCATAGCCTTACGGTCACCGTAATTTTGTGATGCTGGTAGATCTGTACGAACGGAGAATTTACCAGGTCCTGATACTCCTCTAATTGGATTATCTGCCATCGGTTTCCTCCTGTATCTTTTCTAAATCGTTTGCAAATTGCTCCCAAGCCTTATTGACTTTGGAGTTTCTATTAGCGTTGTAGATTGCTATTTCCATTAATTCTTCTGTAAATGTTTGTATAGAACTTGCAAGGTTATGCACAAGTCCTGCAAAGGTAACTAAAAAATCAGCGAAGTGTATTGGACGCGGAACATCGTTATTATTGTCCACGCCCAATACCTCCGTTAATTAGAATAAGATTATCCCTTTTTTACTGCATTGCCGCGACGACCTGCTGGCATCATTGATGGTACTACCTTGCCACCTGCTGGCTTAGAAGTATCCTTCTTGCCTTCAACTGGCTTTGACATTGGTGCTGCTGCACGTGATCCTTTGTTCATATTTACACCCCCTCTTTATGCTGCCCCGCCAATGGCGGCTAGTAGTTGGCCTATATCTGGACGTTGAGCAGCAGCGGGTGCGCCTCCTGGTTGTTCTGGAGTTGGCTGCGAGGCAGGGGCAGGGAGTGCTCCCGCTGCTGGAACTTGTGGTGCACCCTGCATTAGATCTGGTGCTACTGGCATCTCTGGCGCTGGTTCTGGCGCAAATGCCTTACCAATAATAGTTTCTAACTGAAGACCCTTTTGACGGCCTTGGATAACTTCTGCAATACGAGTAATGATCTGAGACGGATCTTGACCTTGCGCTGCAAGGGCTGGTATCGCCTGAGCATACTGAGCAACAGCAACACGCAAAGAGTCGCGCATTTCTTCAATGTCGACACGTTGTTCCTCCTGGGTAACGTTGAGTTCCATAGGAATCTCACGGCGTACATAATCACGAGAAACTAACTTGTCTGAACGCATCTGTAACAATGCAATGATTGCACGGTTAGGATCCATACCAGACATAATTCCGTAACGAACATCTACACCGTAGTTGCCATCGATCTGCTTTGATGGAACGTACTTCATATTAAACGGAGTACCATCATCTACGCCCTTGATTTCCTTGGTCATATTGCCAAAGATCTTCTCATCTACTTCAAAGCAAAGAGAAGCAAGATCTGTAAACAAGCGAGCAAACTGTGCTTGTGCTGACTTGATCTGTGTATCAAAGCCTGCCTGTAGTGCTTGCACACCACGGCCTGTAACGATAGATGCATCAATGTTACCTGAGCGTACCTCTGGGTAACGAGAACCTAGACGTAGTTCACGCTCCAATACACCTGACTCTGTAAAGACTCCAGGTGGTAGTTCCAATGGAACACGTCGAATACCTTGTGGGTTTGCAGAACGCATAATTGCATCTGGTCC